GACATGCGCATGGAAACTGGGTCATATTCAACATCAACAATATCGAGACCATCATCCAGCTCAGTTGAGATTAATCCACGTGACGCAAGATCATCGATATAGCCCTTGGAAATCATTACCCGGCCAGTGGCAGATAATATTCCTGAATTATTGATAACCTCTATTGCAAGATATTTGTAATCGGAGTCTCGGTAATAAGCACTTGACCCAACCGGAATATTTCCAGCGTCTGCGTCAGCCTGTGCCGCCGCCAGAGTGGGGAACTCGCGGATTGTCCCTGTTATGGCCGCTGTACCCGGCTGCTTCGCCTGCAATACGGCCACGCCTGCTTTGTTTTGATACTGCCATGCAGCGGAAAGCGCATCTGGGCCCTGGGCTACCCAGAAAGACTGGCCGTCAGTAGTAGCTGCCAACCCTGCAATGGTGCCATCAGGATCGCTGGCAGTCTTATAGAATGTGAATTTGTTCTTTGCGTAGTCAGAAGCGTTATCTGCATACTCTTCAGCCCGTGCTGCTGACTGTGCGGCCTGTTCGGCGCGTTCCCGATCCTTTTCTGTTGCACCGCTCAAATCCACAACGCGGTTGACCATTTCCTCAAAACGTTTCATCACCTCAGGACGCAGGTCCGCATCCTTTGGCGCATCGAGAAACGCATTCAGGGTATCCGGCACATCGGTCGGGGCCACGTAAATGTCGCCAGCGAGTATGGGAGGAAAACCTTCCCGCACCAACGACACAATGTAATAACCCGGTTCAGCCTCAATGCTGTAGTGGCCGTTAGCGTCTGTCACAGTGGATGAAATCACCCCCACAACAACGGTCGGGCTGGTTTTCTTCGCATTCAACCGGATGCTGCAACCAGGAACCGGTTTCCCTGCCCCGTCTTTTAATACGCCAGAAATTTGTACTGACATATGTCATTACCTCTTGTTTTCAGCAATAAAAAAGCGCCCATTCAGACGCTCGTTTCTGGATTCATGGATCAGTAAATGCTGATGCCATTGCTGCTCTTCTTCACCACGGTGACGCTGGAAATTTAAAAATCGACAAATATCGTCCAGGAGCGCCATTTTTAATGGCTGGAGATAGCATCCAACATAAGTTGTTTGCAATGTTTGGCGAAATTCACTGATTTCTCATGCCCCACCCATGCCCCAAGACGCCTGCCACGCGAAATCTTCCATCAATTGACAGCAACTAAACAACCGCATTGTCTTGGCGCACATCGCAGATAGTAAATGTCACGACGCCGATGACAGTAACATCGTCCAGGACTTCGCCTTCTATCGCCTCACCATCCTCTGTGATAAACGATTCACCCATCAATTTTGCAAACTGCAGTTCGCCAGCCAGGCGGATAAGCAGGACGCTTCCTTGCGTCACTTTTAACGACAGGTCAACTGAGTATTTTTCAGCGATTCCGACAGTAACGGTAACAGAAGCGGTATTTTCATCGAGAGAAAGAGACTTTACCTGCCACAGAGCTGACAAGTTGAGGATATGTGCATAGAGGGACTTTTCGTCCATGGTGGTGACCTCTGGCGATTTAATACGCCATTATCATGCCTTCAGCCACCACAACAAGGGAAGACCCATGGATAAACAGTAATATCGATCGGTAGATTTGATCAAGGCGAAACGGCTCACTGTTTTGTAAAGCCACTGTTGGCGCTGAAATTTTAATCTGGCGGCTTCGTTTATGGGTGACTAATCTCAAATTACCCACCCCGTAGCCTGCTCAGAGAGGCGCGGCTGAGTCATTGCCCGGTCGCAGGGCTTTTTTATGCTGGTTTATCCGGCCATTTGCTGAGATTCAAGTTGCCCTGCGATTTTTCCCTGAACGACATTGTATGCTGAGCTTGCTGGCATTTGCAGCCTCACATCAATCCAGCGCCCCTCTGGAATGTCAAAAGATTCACCGGCAATGATCCCTCCAGTTTCAAGGTCAAGTTTTGGCTTGAATACTTTTAAAAGAATACCCTCAAGACCCTCCGTGACCTCAACAAAGCAAAGTCGATTGCCGTTAATATCTTTCGGCACTTCGATCTGCCACCCATCCTGTGCGAGACCGTCAGAACCGGAAATCCGATACCTACCATCACCCAGCTTTTCGATATCAACACCTTCCGCCTCTTCATTAACCGCACCGCTGCCGGAGATTTTAAACGAGTCAGTAAACTCGCCGCTCATAATTGAAGTGTCTGCGACCAGTCTTGCAATCGGCGAGGCGCGCTTGATGAAGCCTGAGCCATCAACAGTTGTGTTTTTAGTAGTCCAGACCCTGTAGGCACCGAAGTAGGTGTTGTTAATGTTCGCCGCAACGGCAAAGTTGCCAGAGGTATCTATCTGAAGGTAACTATACCAGCGCCCATCGTAACCATTACCTGATACATCCTGATTAGAGAGCGTAAGTACAGTCCCCCACTGGCTGGGGCTTCCCCACAAATTGTTATTATATGTAGTAACTCCTGGATACGGCCAGTTATCCCCTGGATTCACAAATGCAGCGGTGAATAGCTTTCTTAGAGTAGTTGCGTCAGAGGATAGCTTTCCGCTGACAGAGGAGACAATTGAAGGCCATGATGGACCGGAATACTGTGTTCCATCCGGCATTGTGACAGTGATATCCCCCGCTCCACTGAAGACCTGCTGCCAGTTCCGTTTGTCGTAGTTCAGGCCTCGTAGTGCTTCAGCACTTTGCGCCACCAGCGCAGCAGTGACCATGTTCAGCGCCACGCGGGGAACCGCTGACCAGGCCGCTCCGGATTGTGTCGGCCCGGTAAAGTTACTGACCAGCGTCAGTTTGGTATTACTGTCGACTGTTTTCACCGGCAGCGTGTACGGCACACCGCCCACATTCGAAACAATGAAATCACCTGCTGCGAGTTCGGTTGCGAATGAGGTTCCGGAACCGCCAACAACAGCGGACCCATTTGTCAGGGTGATAGTTCCTGCAGACATATGCGCTCCTTTCGGGCAATAAAAAACCCCGCCGGAGCGAGGTCAAATTTTTGAGGATAAAAACCCTTTTGTGTTTGAGAAAAAACACATCATTAGATTAAAATTCACCCATAACAACAAAAGGGAATTACATGAAAACTCGTCTTTTACTCACAGCTATCACATTTTTTATGTTTGGCTGCTCTGGCCATGAAAGAGAATATAATTTCAAAATGGATTACCCAGTAGATGCAGCGCGCTTATCACTTGGTGGTGATATTCACGTCAACATCGACTGTGCAAAAAGGAAAGTTAACGTTATTTCTGATAGCAGCAATGGCATTTTCAGCCGACATATAAATAAGCGGATCAGCAATATCTGTTATAAGAAAACAGATAAGCTTGATGTCGTATACCGCTTCGAACCTGCAAAAGGTGTAAAGCAAGACATGATCGCTACTCAATACCCACGCGTCCCGCCAGTATCAAATTCCGACAAACTGAGCGATGGGGATTCGTAATCCACGCCCCTGAAGTGTCTGGCTCCAGCTGCGCTGATTTTTTGAGATGTATCGGCCCTGCAATTGCGAGCCAGTCCATTTCAGAGCAATACCTGAGTAACCAGTTACCCCTCCATCATCACTGAGGTTTCCGGGGCAGTTATTTACCAGAATCCACGGGGTAAAGCTGAGGTTTAACACAAAGGTATTGTTCTGCAGGTCATAGTTCGCCGGCACGTCAAAGAAGCCAACAACCCTTGGCATTTTCGATGCTGATGCAGCACTCCAGATAAGGTTTCCGGCACTATCGAAAACATCCAGGTAACCGCTCTGCATTCCGATGTTTCTCGTCGTGCGGATCATGCTGCCTGCATTGTCTTCAAGAAGCTCAGCTCCGGGTAAACCATACTTGTTTACGTCCAGTTTAAGCCACCGCAAGGTTCCGTCATTCCAGAATTGTTGCTGGGTGAAACCCAGCGTACTTCCGTCACCGAACGGGCTATCCACGCGGTAAAACCCTTTATCGGTAACAGCACCCAGCGAGCGCTGATCATAAAAAAGGGTGGACCTGTTTTGAGAGTCAACAAGCAACTTTCCGTCACTGTTGTAAACTTCGAAACCGCTCATTGAAAGTTATAAACCTCAACTGTGAAAGTGAATGCAGGACTGCCGGTGATCGGTAAATAGAATGCAGTAAAGCCGCCATTAAAAGCGCGGCAATAATATTCATTCGCAGTTACTCCCGCCGTTACAATCGTTATAAATGAGCCATCCTGAGTTATACCCGAAAAGTAAACGTCTTTTACCGTTTCTCCGGCAGCAAACGTTACAGAAGTGCTACCTATATATCTGATTGCATAATCAGTAAGATCTACAGCAATACGCCCTGCGCTATCCCAACATTGCAAACCCTGTGGCATTACCATAACCCCATTCTGATGCGCATCACGTTGTTGCTGTCGTAAACCTGAATAAGGGTGCTGGATATCAGCATTCTTCCCCCTCCAGCTACGCCGTTAATTTCGAACGTCCCGCTTTTATCAATTCGCCATCCCTGCGATCCTGCAACATAATTGTTGGACTGGATGAAGTTGCCGATTTTGGCATTGGTGATCGTGCCATCCTGAATAAACGCTGAGCTGATAAACACCTGACCGTTTACCACCGCGAACGGCGAATACTGGGTATCACCACTGCCGCTCATCAGCACGAACTGGTTAGCGTTGAAACCAACCCGCGTGACTACCGGCTTCCCTGCCTCTGCAAGCACTGCAATAGACATCCCGGCGTTGTACATCACCCCGTTTATTCTCACGCCCGTTTTGAGGGTGTAGATTGCCGAAGCACCGGAGGCATCTACGACGGCTGTAAGCTTGTCTTCCAGGGAAGCGGTAACATCCTCAATCTGCGCCTGCACCTGCGTTGAAAGTTCGGCCATTGCCTTATCAACTTCAGCAATGGTCGTTTTAACAACCAGGACATCGGCACGCACTTCCCCGTACTGTGCCCACTGGTGCTCGACTGTTCCGTGGTTCGCCAGGGCGTTCTGCAGTATTCCCTCAATGTTGGTATCGATGTCACCAGTCAGGCGTTCTCCGTCTGCAGAGGTTAGGAAATCATCTGCGATATCGCCCAAATAATCATCGGCGTTATCGTTAGACATCCCCCTGATCCAGTCGGTATACCCGGACTCGTTACCCGTTCTGTCGACCAGCTGCGCGCGGTACCAGAATTCCTGCCCTGCTTTAAGGCCGAGCTGGGTGTATTCCGCAGATGGATAAGGCACGTCTGAGAGCAAGAGTGGATCTGAAAAGTCACTGTTGGCAGTGTACTGAATTTCCGTTTTTAGCGTATCGCCGGTGTTTGCCGGGAAACCCCAGTTAAGACGAATCCCCCAGTTAATGCCCGTGGCTGTGAATCCTACTGGCTTAGGCGGATTACCTACTTTGCCGGTCAGTGTCTTCTCTTCTGAATATCCCCATCCTGAGGAAATTTCAGCGGCATTAATTGCGCGCACGCGCACCAGGTAGCGCCCGGCATAAATCCCCGGGACGTCAAATGACGTGGTGGAGCTGCGAGGCATGTTCACCCAGTTTCCGTCGTTGCGGCGCCACTGCCCCTCATAGGCGATAGCGTTCTGCGCCTGGTCCCAGCTCACGCGCATCGTTTCGACGCTGATATTCTGCTGAACAACCGAAAACGAACTGATCGTGATGTTGGCTGGCGGGGACTGATTACCGGGCGGAATTACACTTATTGGCCGCTGGTCGATGATGGCGCCGGTATCGATACGGGCATACTTATCCGGATCGTGAAAAGCACCAGTAATCGAAAACGTGCCGTCGTTATTATCAGCGACGCTGATAACACGATATTGCTGTGCATAAAGCTCGTCGGATTCGACAATCCATACCGATTCGACTGCCGGTGTTTCGCTGTATGCCGTGGTCACGGTGACAGCCCGACCGTTTACGCTCTGTATCGTCCTGCTCTGCGATGCGCCAGACGGCAGGTTAACCATAAGACGGCTTCCGGCAACGGCTGCGGAATCACGATCAAGCGTGATAACGCGACCATTAACCGCGCTGATACGCCCTCCCATCACCTTTCCGGATAACAGATCATCGGCAACCGCGATAATATAACCAGGCTGTGGAATGTTGCCGTCCAGGCCAACATCAAACGATACGATGCGATCCTTGTTATTGGTCAGAATCCCCCAGCGTCCCTTACGGTTTGCCTCCGACTGCCGGGTACAGCCAATGGCTGTCATTTCGAGCTGGTTTGTGCCAAACCGAGCGACGAGCTCCTGTTCAAAAACCGGCTCCATCGCATCTGCGTAGGCATTACCCGGATCAGACCAGGAAACCAGCGCAGTGGTATAGCGGTTTTTAATGGTGCTGCCAGAATAGGTAAAGCGGCCGTCAACCACGTTAGCGCGGGTGTAGCTGTAATCCACATCACGGGGCATATCTGCCAGCGCAACGATTTGATCGCCGCCCCAGTACGTCATGCCACGGAATATGGCCGCAAAATCACGCAAAACGGTATACGCATCATTCCTCTCCTGCACATAAACGTTGCACGTATAGCGGGGTTCTGTTCCGGTACCGCCTTTACCGTCGGGAACTGGCTGATCGCAATACTGCGCAACCTGGTAAAGTGTCCATTTATCAATATTTGCCGCCGTCAGGCGGTCGCCAAGTCCGAAACGGTCGCTCACCACCAGATCGTAAAAAATCCACGCCGGATTGTCCGTCCATGCCCACTTAAACGCCCCCGTCCAGGTGCCGCTATAGGTCCGGGTTTCCGGATCGTAAGTATCCGGCACGCGGATAACGCGTCCGCGCGGTTCACAGGAAATTTGCGGGATGGAGCCGTTAAACTGGCTTGAGTCGAATTCGATGTACAGCAGCGCGGTATTTGGATAACGCAGTTTGGCGTCAATGACCTCTGTGTAGCTCTGCAGCGTCATCGTGTCGCCAATTTTCGCGCTGTTGGCATCCGCTGTTAGCTTACGCAGGCGCACCGTCCATGTGCTGCCTGCCTGCGGTAGGTCGACGCGATGGCTGCGTTCGTAGCCGGAAGTTGTCTTGCCGGTTACGCTGGTATTAAGTACCGTCTGCCAGGTGCCGCCATCGGTCTGCAGATCAATAGCGTAGTTAATTGAATAGCCAACCAGATCGCCATCGTCCTCCTGTTTAAAAAGCGATGGCCACTTGAGGCGCAGGCGAACGGCTGACAGTTGCGTGTTGGTAAAGGTATGTGTCCAGCCGGTGGTGCTTGACACTTCGGTGCCCACGCTGATTTCATTTTCGGTGCCGGGGATACCCTGAATATATTTTTGTGCCTGAGTCCCCGGACGAAATTCCCACGTAACGCCGCTGAAGTTTTGGGAGCCGTCGGCGTTCTCCAGCGCCGTTCCGTCCAGGTAGATATCCTTCCCGGTGAGCTGTCCAGCAAACTCCCCTTCCCCAAGCGCAACGAGGATCTTTGCCTTCGCTACAGATTGCAGATCATCAGGCTGTTCGGTGGGAGTTCGGGAACTGGAGCTCCCGCCTTTTCGTCCGGTAATTGTTTTAGCCATATCGCGCCCATAAAAAAAGCCACCCGAAGGTGGCTTGTAAAAAGGTTTGTTAACTACTGCTGATCTTCGACATAAATTCCGGCAGAAATAATTGCCCCGCCGATTCTCCGGCGGCCGTACAGGAGCGGAACCGGGTAACCCTGTGCGGCGGTATTTGTGACTCCGCCGAACGCGTATGAGGCGCGGTTATCTGAGCTCTGTTTGCTGGCCAGCCCTGTAGCCTGAGGGGATATCATCTGAACTACCCCCCCCAGCGTTATGGACGCACCAGCAGCAAACATCATATTGCTGGCAGCTATACTCAGACCTGGCATCCAGATCGATGCAATCACTAATACTGCGCCCAGGATAGTTTGAATCAAACCGGCTTTTTTACTCCCGATGATTACCGGGACAATGCGGATAACATCGCCGGTAACCGGGAAGCCAAGGTCATCAACACCAATATTCTTTTTCCCTTTGAATACGGAATAAGTGATCCCACGGCGTTGGCTGGAAATCATAAACTGCTCAAATCCAGGAACAGTCTTTGCGAGCGCCACTCCCGCCTCGCTTACACGGGAAATCAGGCGGTGGTGAATTTTACCGAATGTTTTCCCGAGCACGCCGCCAAGCTCAATGCGGGTCATTACTTCCTGCATGTTTCACCTGCCATTACATCTTTATAACGAACGATTTTCATCGTGCGCTCCTGCCAGTATCCGCCATAAGGAACACGCTGACTCAGATGCCCGTAAAGATGGTGCAGCAGCATGTTACCCTCCAGTAAAATCCCGGCATGATTCCACTTATCGGCCTGCACCTGCATGATGACGAGGTCCCCTTCCTGAGGCGGGCCATCAAACTCCCTGAATCCGCACTCGTACCAGCACTCCTGATAGAAATTGTCCGGGTAGTCGTTTTCCCACCAGGGATAATCCACCCGGTAATCGTGGAGCTCGATACCGTGGGTCTGCCGGAAATAGCTCATTACCAGACCCCAGCAATCGAAATGGCCAAGCACGAACGGACGCTCCAGCAATGGCAGCTCCCCGCGTGGCTGAATGGTACGTAAATCCCCCTCTGGCCAGCTCACAATATGCCAGGGCAGCAGCGTTGCATCACACTGTGCCTTATCCAGCTCGCTGGCCTGCGTCGTCGCATCAGGATGGCTGTGAACAATGGCCACCACCGTCCCCCAGTCTTCTGCCGCTGCGTAATCTTCGGGGGACAGGTGAAAATGTTCAGTCGGCTCTGCTGCGAGATTACGACAGGGAAAATAGCGCTCAACCCGGCTTTTCTGTGCCACCACGCCGCAGCACTCGCGCGGATATTCCGCTGCAGCGTGTGCCATGATGGTATCAATGGTTTTCTGGCGCATATCAACTCCTGATAAGAGATGTACCGGGGAAACCACCGAACGGCAGCTCGTTGCTGTCTCCGTGCCGGAGCTTGCAGGCCGTCAGCGTGCCGTTGCAGATATCCAGCGAGGGATCGTCAACCGGATTATTGTTTTTGTCGAAATAGCGCGTTCCGGCATAGTCGCAGCCGTCGCCGGTCCGGTACTTGTTCCGGATGCACCAGCTGCATAACGAATGCAGCTGCCGCGTGGGTATCATCTGGCCCTGTAAATCCATCGGACTGGAAAGCGTAAATTCGACAACTTCATCCGTCTCGGTGCTTCTGGCATCGATATAAAAGACCTTCAGCTTTTCCTGTGACGGGTCTGCAGTGGGATTTCCCTGCGGAAAATTTCTGGCGTCCAGATACTGTGCCAGCGTGTCGTGGATACTCACTTTTGCCTGCAGCAGATCGTCATACGCCAGACAGAGCGCTGAGATCGAGCTGTCAAGGTTCGCCACACTCAGTTTTGGCTGTGGGCTGGTACCGTCCGTGGTCGCTTCAATGCCCTCAACCTGACACGGCCAGGCTTTATACTCCTCCCCCTGCCACCAGATGGACTTCGCCGGAAGTTTATTCTCATCCCCGCCTGCAGCTTCAATCTCTTCCGGGGTATGCGCGATGTTATGTGCGTGGAAGCGGAGTACATCTGACATACCGAACGCTGTGCCATCGACAGAAAAAAGCCGGACTTCATTGCCCGGCTCAAGTTTTTGATAATCAGCATTAAGACTCATGGTGCAAATGCCTGTTCAAACGTTGCGGTTACGGTTATCACTTTTACGTTTTTAACCACCTTTTTGAGCGTGTCAGCCTCGACACGCCACAGCGCGGTATCGCCGAAAGGCGGTGTGAAAATAAACGACTTCACTTTATGCCGCCGAAGGAAAGCGTGAATTTCATTCGCTGTAGTCGGATCCCCCGAAAAGGAATATTCATAGGTACGAATCTCATCATTCAGGCCGGAGCCGCTCACCTGTGCGTACCCGTCGCCGAACTGGACCTTCCTGACTGTGTCTTTGCTTCCCTCGGTGGGCTGGCTGGAAACCTTAATGCCCCAGGGGAATGTTTCTATCGTCATAACTGTTACCTGCGATTGGTCGCATTCCAGATAAGCCCACCGGGCTGGATTGCCCTGGCGATACCCTCGTTGACAGATTTGTTAATCACCTGCTGATACGCCTTACCCAGCCTGTCTCCGTCGTTTTGCTGCTGTGCGTTACCGGAAGCATTCTCGACCGTCACCGGGGCATATACACTGACACCGAAAGGTGCTGCAGCCGGGCCTGTACCACCACCCCCGACATACCCTCCCGTTGCATAGCCTTTCATCATCCGGTAAAGATTGCCGACGCCGATCCGGTTTGTAGCCTCTTTAGTGAAAACAAATTCACCACGGTGAACGACACCTGCAGGTTCATATTTCCCGCCTGAACCGGTATAACCGCCACCTGCAAATCCCAGCGCGCTTGTCGCTGAATCCACCAGACCGGACATCGCCTGCTTCATCAGGATCTGTGTCAGCATGGAGAGCGTGGAGCGGGTGAAGTCAGCCCAGTCAGCCTTTCCGCGCGTCAGCATGTCTGCCATATTTTGCCCGATGCCATCAAACGTACTGGTTGCAAACGACTTCATCTGGCCATAAGCATCTGAAGCAGAATCAACATAATCTGCCCATGCGGATTTGGCCCCGGATTGCCAGTCCCCCCGAAGCTTATCCTGCTCGGCGTAATACGCATGTAGTCCCTGCAGCTCATTCTGATAACCGGCATCGTTTTCGGAACCTCCACCATTTTTCCAGCCCTGAAGAAGCTGGGCCTCTTCATTGCGGCGTTGTGCTGAACGACTGCTCATACCAGCACTTTCCGCCAGGGCACGGGTTTTCTCGCCGATCTGCGTGACGTATTTTTGGGACGTATCCTGCAGGCGGTTAAGCCGCTCCTGCGCCACTATCTGATCGCCAAGCTTCGCGTTCAGCTCTGCACGGGAAAGCACCTCGCTTTTACTGGCCAGCAGGGATTTTTCCTCAGCAGAAAGCGTCCGGGTCTTCGCGGCCTCTTCCAGAACTGTAAACCGGGACTGTTGACGCCACAGCTCCTGACGCTGCTGACTGATGGTGTCATTTATCCCCTTATGCTCCTGCAGGGTGCGCAACTGTGCCTGCAGCTCCAGCGTCTGGGCGCTGGCCGTATCGGTTGCACGGGCACCTGCGGGGGTTCTGATTGCCGGGGTCTTCTTCGGCTTTTTAAGGGTGTCTTCGTACTCTTTTTTCGCGGCAGCCAGGTTGATGTTGTAGTCAGCCTGGAGGATTCGCCCCTCTTTCAGCGCCTTGTTGAGCTCGCTCTGCCTGGCCGTGTATTTCTCCAGTGCCGTCTGCGTTTTGGCATAGTTTGCCTGAGCCTGCGCAGCATACTTCTGGCGATCCGATTCCGCAGCCGCTTCGCGCGAAGCATTCTCTTCATTCGCCCTGGCAATTCCCGCCTGCTGCTGAGCCATGTCCAGCGCCAGCCTGGCCGTTTCGCGATCATTCCAGAATCGGGCGCGGGCCTCATCATTGACATATCGGTCACCTTTACGCAGGTTCCAGATTTCATCGGCTTTTTTGAACGCGGCTTCGGCTTTTGCCACCATCTCCTGCGCGGTGTCAGGTCGGCCAATATCGAGGGCTGCATCCCACATCGACTTGAAGGCGCGCTTCAGGGAGTCCGCTGAAGATTCAATCGTCCCCATATTGTCGCGGATGGCTTTGGTCTGATCGTTGAATCCGGCTGTAGCAGCCTCGTTAGCCGCCTGCAGTGCGCCAGCCTCATCACCGGCACGCTGCAGCTGCGCCACATGGGCAATCTGTTCAGCAGTAACGTTATGGAACTGCTGGGCCATCGCGATCAGGCCCGATGTCGGGTCAGTTGCGAGCTTGCCATAGGCTGCTGCGACCTTTTCCACCGGCACGCCGGAGGCATCGGTAAACCGCGCCACCGCCTGGCTCATGTCATCAAAGCGCGAGCCAGCACGCACACCCGCGTTGATAAGTTCGGTCAGCGCTTCACTGGTCTGGTTGAAGGTCAGCCCCGCTGTCTGTCCGTTACGCGCCAGTGCCAGCATGCGGTCAGCGGTCAGTCCGGCTGTGTTCCCCGACAGTACCAGCGTTTTGTTGAAATCAGACAGGGTGGAAGAGCCCTGGTACCAGGCATAGAACAACGCGCCCGTTGCAACGGACAATGCACCAATGCCGACCATCAACGGGGAAACCGTCCCAATCAGCGCCCGGAATGTCGGGATGATCCCGCCAAAGGAGTCCTTAACCTGACCACCCTGCTGAAGCAGAATCAGCCAGGGGTTCTGCCCACCTGCCAGCTGCGTGGCCACATCGGTAAACTGCGCCGGGAGCATACGCATTGCGGCGTTATACTGACCCACTGAAATACCGGCCTTACGCGCGGCGTTCTCCTGTCGGCTGAAGGACTGCTGGATACGTAACGCTTCGTCGTTTGCCGCATTGCCGGTCTGTTTTAATTCTTTTTTGACGTAGTTAAGCTGCTCGCTGAATTTCGACGAGTTAACGTCAAGGTTAACGACCAGATCACCGACTGCCGTCTGGGCCATAGCGCACGCCTCCTGAAATACCTGCAGCCTTCGCCATCAGCGTATTGTCATCCGGTTCATCAATGTCGATGGGTTCCGGTGCAGTAGCAAGAATGCTGAAACTGTCCGGGGTTAACTCCGGATCGGCAAAAAACAGGGTTGAGATGGTGTAGAGCAAGCCGGAGAAGTGAGCGTCCAGCTGCACATCATGAAAGTAATTGTCCTGATAGAAGATTTTCCAGTCGCCATACTCCGTTGAGGACATGCCAGCAAGCATGGCACGCCAGTCCGGGCGACCGAACTCACGCGCCAGTTTCATGGCAAAATTCAGCTCACTGGCGAGGACTTTTCCGCAGTAACGGGTTCAGCGGGTTCATTACCTTCTTCGCCGGACGCTGCCTGGTCATCACTTACCGGCGCAATCATCCCGGACAGGAGCTTCACCTTGTATTCCGCTTCGGCAACCAGTTCGGTCGGCCATGACTGCATGACCTCATCCTGAATCTTTGCCACTTCCGCCGCCGCATTTTCTCCCTGGGAGCCTTTCAGTTCGTGGCCGTGCCAGAGCGACATCGCCACGAGGAACGCCCCACTTTTTACGGTGAGGGTGATGGCCGCCTGGAAATCGCCGGCTTCAACTGCCTCCAGCTGCTTCAGGTATTCGAGGTATTCAATACGCTGAAGCGCCGAAAGCTGGAACAATGTGACGCTGCTGCCGTTGCATTCAAGCAGTTCGCTCTTTAGAAACATATTTACTCCGGGGAACGGGGCTCGCGCCCCGGTTATCAGGAAACAGTGACTTTGCAGATCGCCACAAAGTTACCATCATTGCTCATGACGATGATTTCGACGGTGCCCGCCGCCACGCCGGTGACAGTCAGGGTATTGCCGTTAACGGTGACCGTTGCTTTTGAAGGATCAGAGCTGGCTACGCGGAAGGATTTATCTGACGCACTGGCCGGCAGGACAGAAACCACCAGTTGCGTTGTGGCTGCGACCGCGACAGCTGCAGTAGATTTATCCAGACTGATCCCAGTGACAGCAATCGGCGCGGTACCGCCGTCCTCTGCCAGCGACGGTTTGCCGTTGTTTGTGATTTTGGCCGTGCGGGTCATGACCTCTTTGGAAGTAATGGTTTTACCGAGGCTGCTCACCCAGCCCTTAAACACATCGACAACACCATTTGGGTATTTGATTTTATATCCCCTCACGGTGCCCTCATCGAACCAGTTCACCAGGTCCTGCTGACCGGAATCTCCCGGCATCCACGCGAGCGTCAGATTGGTTTCACCGGCTGATTTCTGCCCCTGCATCGTTGATGTCCAGTCAGCATTTTCATCATCGATGTAGGTGTCATCTTCAGATTCAGCCGTCAGTTCACCGGGCTGCAGGTCTTTAATCTTTGCCAGGCGCAGCCAGTCAACGTCTGAAAGCGGGTTGGCATAGGGGTCACCGGTTCCGGTGTAAACCCATAGGGTGGTACCGGCACCTTTCGTTGGCGCCAGCGGGTTTGGTGTGGCCATAGGATCCTCACATTACATAGCTGATTGAATAACTGAGATCGGCTGATCCCCACATCATCACTTCTTCATCTCGCTGATAGTCATAGCCATTTGCATTCATCAGTTCGATTAGGGGCAGCAATTCTGGGATATCAGCCAGAGCGGGGTACACTTTTTCTTCCATCCAGGCATCCAGAGCGGAATCGGTCTCTTTTGCCTTCAAAAAGACCTCGATATGCAGCAGTGCGGTCCACATATCTTCATCCACGCTATCTTCTGAAGCTCTCGCGTCTGTCAGATAGACGGCTACAGCAGGCAGATCTTCTTCTTCCAGAAATCCCGGACGGCCGTCGAACCAGGTTATTTGCTCTGTAATACTTCGTTTCAGGGCCGTCAGAACGGCGGCGCGTATCTGCGGGTGTTTCATCGTTTGAGTATCAACCTCAGTTGGTTTTGCAGGTTCTGGCGCATAACTGCTGGCATGTTTTCGTCCATAAGCCGGGGTAGCTCAGCACGGAAGGCCTCTGTAAGGGGAACAGCCAGGGGAATGCTGACCACTTCAATGGGATACCTGTTCTTTGTGGTGCGTCGCAGCACATGCCATCGACCATTTGCCAGTTGCTGGATAAAAGCGCCTGGAAAACGAAACGGGCCTATTCTGAGCACACTGTTTGCACCCGACTTATCCCGTTTCCTGCGGGACAGACGAACACTGGCGGGACCGAGTTTTATGGCGGGGAGATTTCCCCGGTTCACCCGAATAAGTGCGCGTGGTTTACTGACGGTAGCCCGCCGTAACCGGGCACGTTGCTTAACCAGTTTTCGAGGTACTCGAGTCGATTTCGAAACGACAGAAACGCTTCGGTTGATGGCCTGCCCGGCAATACGGTTAACCGACTGGGCAGAGGCACGTGGAACGGCCGTTTTGCTGATGCTGTTGAGGTTTGCGATAGCCTGCTCGAGGCCTTTGATCGACATAGCCCCTCCTACTCAATGAAGATACGAGGTTTCCCGTTAAACAGTTCGTGACGTGTGACGGTCCAGTTTTTGCCTTCCCAAACCACTTCATCGTTTCGTCGCGGGGTATAATCTCCACTGAATACCACCAGAGACCGTAAATTCCCTGATAACGGCCCCATCTCTTCAAGCAACTCAGCAGAGATAACGTCGTATGTGATTCCGTTAATCAGAGCCGTTTTCCCCATCTTTTTTATGGTGGCCGCGTCCATGCGAGCCGCCATCTGATCAAAGGGATTAGACATTAATCTTCACTTCAACAACGGTGGTGTTTGCCGGTGCATCTTCCCAGGCGATGCCTGCGGCAACGGCATCCGTTCCATCGGTCTGGATTTTGCCGTCCTTCAGATACACCTGCGCCCCGGCAGTAACCGCATCTGCGGATACTTTTGGCAAGAGGAAAACACCCTCAGTAAAACCGTCCCCGGTATCGCCAGCCGGGATATCGGTAATTGCCACCGCGATAAGTTTTCCAACAACAACCGGGTCGCCGCTCTGAATATCGGTTGCACCACTGTTTACCAGCGGGATCGTTTTCCCGTCCTGCGCATAGTTCTTAGCCATAACTTCTCCATTCAGCCCCATGCGGGGCTGGTTTCAGGTATAAAAAAAGCCCTTACGGGCATCTGTTTGTCAGGACTGTTTTTTATTGCCCAGTGGATTTGGTCATGCCGCGATGGTCCAGCGGCGCCACACCGGCATCAATACGCACTTTCGTGGCGATACCATCAGTGGTGAAGCCTTCCTGCTGATCGATGTAAGGCGTATCGACACCGTTGAGATAAGCGACCTCGATGGTGTCGGTGCCCTTCGCGGCGGCCAGATACCAGGCTTTCGCATCCGCTTCATCCAGACGCGGTTCAGCGATGACCTCTGCAAAGTTCTGGATCGGGTTAACGATGCCGGCATTAATATCAGCACCTTTAACACTGGCCGACTTGATAGTCTGATTCGCCAGGGTTTCCAGAGCTACAGGCACCAGCATGTAGGCTGGGCGGATATTCAGGGTACGCTCACCTTCCTTCTGCAGGCGCATCAGCTTGCGCGCTTCGTCCAGGCTGGCCACTGAAATTGCGCCCGCGCTCAGGTTCTTGTGATCGGCATGGAACAGCGGTTTGCCGTCGGAGAGTTTTGGGTTTTTGGTCAGGATGGCGTAAACCAGATCGCCAATCGTTGCTTTCGCCGCGCGCCCCATCTTCATCGGCACGTCGGTGAGCTGGTTCAGATCGTCGTTAATGATCGCCTGGCGGGTTACAGAGAAAATTTCACCATAAGTGGCAAGTGCGATGGTTTCGCCTTTATCACTGGTAGTGACGTACTTGTACTCCGCCCCCTCACGAACCTGTCGCAGAGAAGGGAAACCACCCATACCGACACGATGCGCCGTTTTGAAGTCTGACAGCTGGCCTTTTTTGGTCCACAGTTCGAAGGTTTCCTGGGATTCTTCCCAGCCCTGAAGCAGCGCTTTGTTCGCCACATCGAGCAGAATATTGCCAAAGTCAGAGGTGCTGTGCGTCAGCGCCAGGCCAACCATCTGCATCGGATTGTAGCTGGATACACCGATACCTTTTTCTGTCAGGGCCATGCGCGCATACTCGCGCAGCGTCATACCGTTATAAACGTTATCCCGCTCCTGGCCTTCAAAACCGGCACGCGCCATCAGCGCCTGTCGAATACCATCCGCAACGAAATTACCATTGCCCGCATAAATATGCGGTTGTGTGGTTTTGTTGGATGGCGTGGCTGTTTTACCGAGCTCTGCCAGCAGCAAATCTTTCGCCTTATCAACGGAACAATCAGGGTCGGCCACGCACTGATTTTGCAGTTCCGTGTGTTTATTACCGAACATGGCAAAGAGATCACCGATGGCGTTAACACGGGCTTTCTGCTCAGCCAGTACCTGCGCGCGGATCGCATTTTCATCCGGCGCCGGGTCAGTTTTTGCCTGCGGTGCCTGAGGCTGGGTAATAACCGGGTCACGCTGGGTAGTATTGCGCGGCGGGGTGATCATGTTGCGAATGCTTTTTGGCATTTTTTCAAATTCCTCAATACGTTTTGAATGGATACAGGCCATAGCCTGCAGGGATGGAGTCACCTGGTCGGCAAAACCCTTTTCAAGGCATTCGCTGCCGCTCATCCAGGTTTCGTCTTCCAGCATTGCCGCAATTTCTTCGGTGGATTTCCCGGTTTTCTGCGCGTAAGCCGGGATAAGAACGGATTCAACCTTGTCGAGAAGATCCGCATAGTCGCGCATATCAGTCGCATCACCACCAGCAAACCCCCAGGGCTTATGGATCATCATCATCGTGTTTTCAGGCATGATGACCGGATTGCCTACCATCGCGATCACCGAGGCCATGGAGGCCGCCAGACCGTCGATATGAACGGTAATCGCCGCACCGTGGTGCTTCAGCGCGTTATAGATAGCAATACCGTCGAAGACATCACCACCGGGTGAGTTGATGTGAAGGTTGATGTGGGTGATGTCACCAAGTGCCCGGAGATCATTGACGAACTGTTTCGCCGTTACGCCCCAGTACCCGATTTCGTCATAAATAAAAATGTCGGCCTCGCTGTTATTGCTGGCCTGCATGCGGAACCACGAATTACTTTTTGCGCTGGCTTTCGGACGGTGGCGCGCCCGGTTCTTTGGCTTCGGCACTTGTGCCTCCTTTATCATTGGCGGGGTCGGTGTCAAACACCAGGCCCTGTTCTCGGTTCTCGTCAACCTCCGCTTTACGGCGTGACTTAACATCATCCGGGTTGCGACCGCTGGCACGGATCCAGTCGGATTCGGTTGCCGCACCGCCGCGGATTTGCGTTTTCCAGGCATTGGCTTCTTTAACGGGATCAATCCACGGCATAACGGGTCCCGAATAAACCGCGTTATACAGCGTGTCCATATCGATGCCTCTCGGCAGCTTGATTTCTCCGGCAGCAATAGCCATCTTCAGCCAGGCCCGGTACATTGGCCGGGTCACTGAACCGATGAACCAGTCCTGCAAAATCAGATATCCGTCGGTTGACTCGACAAGCTCCTGCCGCTGGGCACTGTATGTGCCGTTGTAGTTTCTGGATGTACTGGAAAAACTGAGGCGACTGCCCGCAGATACCGCCCGCAGCTGTCCGTTACGAAACGACTCGAGGTTAGGGTTCGGGCGATCGGATTTAATCATCCCGATTTCTTCCCCGGCCTGCAGTTCGTCATAGAGCATACCGGGCTGAATCATCAGCTCGCGGTCATCGCTGCTGGAATCTGAATCGAAACTCTGTCCGTCGCCTTTTTTGATATACATGCCGAGTGCCGCAGCAATTCTTGCTGCAGTAAGCTCCGAGTCCTCGTATTCTTTCAGCGCGCTCAGGCGCATCAGGACGCCAGACAAAAGAGACGTTCCGCGGGTCTGGTGCAGGCGGCGGGTGAATTTGAGATGGAGCATGTTCTCAGCATCTATCTCTTTCGTATCGAACTGTCGCCCGGATACCGGCAGACTTTTATAGACCTGATATTTTTTAGGCCGTCCCCAGTTATCGACAAAAACGCCCTGATTAAGCTGGGTGGCTTCATCGCTGTTCATCGGTACGAAATCAGGCTCCAGCGCTTCCAGCCAGAAAGGCACACCAGCGACCGGCTGAAGCCCATTTCCGGTACCGCGAACCAGCTGAGCAAAAACCTCGCCGTCCCTGAGCCACGTTCGCAGCATAAGACGCTCAAGCATGGGCCGGGTAAACTGGGTTGTGACATCGGGCCTTACGGACCATTCGCCCCACTTTCTGCGGATATCAGTGGCAAGCTTTTTGGCTATCTTCCCGTTACTCAGCATCGGATGAGGTTCAACTATGATGCCCTTCGCACCCACCACTCTTTCTTCCAGCTTGTCGAAAACGCCGATCACCAGATCGTGGTTGTTGTCCAGCCAGCGCGCCTGCTGCCTCAGTGAAACTGCCCCCATCTGGCTGAGCTGATCGGCTGAGCGATTTTCCTTCTGGGCTTTGTGGGTACGCGTTTGCTTAACTGCCTCATACGCCTTAATGACTGCACGGGCACGCAGGCGTGAGGCTTTCCAGCCTGGAGAAAACAGGCCAATCGCATCATCTAAAAGACTCATCCAAACCTCGCCAGCCTGTAGCCGGGTCGCCCGCGGCGTTTGTTATTGAGCGTTGCCAGTCGGCGCTCCCATTCCTGACGGCCTTTTCTGATTTCCGACAGGTTTTCGAGCGTCATCTGCTGCCCGTTGAAAGTGATTGATTTCCCTTCCAGAACAGACAGCTCTGCAGCAGCGTAGCTGTCGATCATGTTTTGAATACCAGCTGGACTCACACCCAACCTCCTGACGAAGACCACGGATTAGCCTGTTCAGTTACGGGCTTCTCACGTTTTGGTTTTGATTTAGATTTCGGCGCAGGTGGCGGGGATGGCATTTCGCCAGTTTCCGTCTGCGTGTCCTCGATCCACGTTTCCCGCCGTGCCCACTCAGGAGCTGACGGCCATTTAATTTTTTCGTAACCACTAAGGATGGCGAGCGCGTCGGCATAAACGAGCAGGTCAAATGCTTCGTTTGCGCCCCGGCCAGGCTTACTCCATTTCCCTTCATTCGAGCGTTCCTCATACGTCAGTTCGTCATAGAACCAGCTGCCCAGCCAGGTGGGGAAATGCACATAGCCAGGACCGGGTGAATCACGCCACAGCGCATTATTCACCCGGTCTTTAAGGGCATCGGTCTGGAGAAGATAAAGAGGCACATCACCCGTCGCCTGTGCGCGGCGTGTTGATCTGCCCGTGTTGTCGGGAAACGTTCGCTGGATAAGTTTGCTGCGCCTGACGCTGTCCCCCTTGAAGAGATAGATACGCTTACCCAGCCCTTCACGACGACATCTGCGCCAGAACTTGTAGGCATTATCCGTCACGCCATCTTCGCCCCCTGAGTCCACGGCCATCGACATCAGCCGCATGCCCTTTGACGGGTCAGACGCGAGCGGCCACGTTTTATCAAAGACGTCAGTGAGTAAAAGATCCCAGTCCTCCGGGTAGCTTGCCGGATCCACCTGAATGCTTTCCCCGTTGCCGTCGCAGCGCAGCGAATACCGGATGTTGTAACGGTCTACAATCCAGCGCTCTCCCATACTCCCATAACCCGTAACCTGCACAACAAAGCGCCGGTCGCGCCCGGCCTGTACGTCAACGGTCGCGGTGAGAAACTGCACGCCGTCCGGTACCGAACGTTTAGGGACATCTTCTGCTCGCTGCTCGAGCAATTCACTTTTACGCTGCTCCATGCTGGCCCGTGGTAAATAGGGCCTGCCGAAATCGGTGTTGATCACCGTCTTCAGGGTTTCTTCGCTGCGCGTGGATTCATATTCCTGCTCGGCGGTCAGGAACTTATAAATAAGCTGCGCCCAGGTCTGGTAAGCAGCTGCAGGACCTTCCATCCAGAAGGAGGCAATACGGGAACGGCGGCCTTCACCGCTTACCAGTCCTTTGCTGTCGATACTTTGCCCGTCCCGGAGCCAGACACATTTCATGTTCAGCGCACGCTTCATGTCCGGTGTGATCCTGCCTTTGCAGGATGGGCACTGTAGAAACGCTGCCTCGCTGGCAATCACTGGATCGCTGCTGTCGCGATACCCGGTCATATTGTCCATTTCCGGCTGGAAAAACTCGCCGCAATGCGGACATGGCCAGTAAAGCCGGCGGCGATCGCCACGGTTATAGAGCGATAAAATGCCGGTGGTCGGGGGGGCTTCATGGGGCGTGGAACGCCGCCATTTTGTGTCTCTTATATCCCTCCCCGGCGAGCTCTCAACCAGCGTCATCCCGGAGGACATGAATGTTGTGGTACGCTTCGATGCCAGTGAAAAAGCATCCCCCTCCCCGTCGATATCTTCCGGAAAGCGGTCGTAATCCGTCAGCGCCACACTTTTATAGTCAGAGGACGACATGATATTGACAGATGGCCAGCCCAGCTTCAGGTAGTTACCGGCGCGGAATGTACGATCGTAGACGTTGTTATCGTTACGTCTTGGGCTCAGCCGGGTTTTAACTTCAGGACTACAGCGAAATGTACGGTCCAGACGTTTTTTTGAATGCTCGCGCGCCTTCTCTTCGGATACCTGAATAACGAGCATATCGGCGGGATCGCAAACGATATTGTAGACAATCCAGCCATCAATCAGGCCAATGGTTTTACCGGTTCGCGCCGGACCAACAAACACAACCGCGTCATATTCGCGTGATGCCAGGCAGTTCATTGGCTCAATAACGTAAGGTGCCAGGTTCGGGTCCCACGGAACGGAGTTCCCCGCTCCCATTGGTACTCGCATGTAATCTTTCACCGCGTCGGCAACTAACATTCGACGTGGAGCGCGTAATATACCGGAAACATCGCGACGAATGCCCCTGGCTGATGCCCGCTTTGCCATCAGTCCTCCTCCTGGTCGTCCTCCTCTTCTTCGGCATCCAGTACTTTCTGGGCCATCTGATCTCGTAAATCATCTATCACGCTCTGAACACGGCTAACTGCTGCGGGCGTAAGTGCGCAGTCGCGTTCAAGTACATCAGGAAGGGTCTCAAGCACCATGACAATGGCCTTTGCCATCAGAGAAAATTCACGAGCAACTTCATCTGCCGGGATGAGTTGCCCGGTTTCCTGCTCGAACTTTATCCGTTCATTCTCCGCTTTCCAGTGGGCCAGGCGGTCAGACGGAGTCATCTCTTCGAGCTCTCCTGAGACAGTCGGTACCATCAGTTCGGTGAGAATGTCTGTTATCTGGAACAGTTTTAATTTGGCGTTACTGCCTGGTGCCGGCTCAACATTTTTCAGCCTGGCGGCGACCGTCTGCCGGTGAACACCCGTTATTCCGGCCAGCTGATTTATGTTCAGCTTAAAAGAAGCGATTTCCTGGTCCATGATGGTGAACACTTTTTAAACAATTCGACATCTTGTGAAAATGGCCTCTAATTAAATCAAAGACCTGCATAAATGATGATGATGACCCTAGATCGCAAAAACTAGGCGTTATCCGCGCACGCGCCGCCCCGTGGCAGGCCACCCCACCGGGAGGACCCATCAAATGATAATAATTATCACTTGCAACCATGAAAAGGTATTTACTTAGACGTCTAAACGTCTATTGTTTCTCGTAAGCGCTGACCATGGTTGCCTTATCCGCTCAGGGGATATCCATTATCAAGCCCACAAGCAGGTGAGCTTTGTAATGGAAAGCCGTTGTGAAAGTGGCTCTCAGTGTGCAGGTAGTTCCCCATCAGCAACTTTCTGGGCGTAGTAATCAAGGATGTCTTCGATGACCGCTATTCCTGACGGTTTGAGCCCCTCATACTTCCCTATTGATGCGAAATACGAAGGGCGCTCAGGATTGTAGATATCGAGCATCCGAAAGAACTTCATCTCCACTGCGTCAGCATCCATATTGTCGGCCATAAAATATGACGTGAACATCGACGCCAGGCAGTCAGCATCTATCAGAATGTCGCCAAATTCAGAACGGTATATGGGTTGCCGGTGTTTCGCAGTTTGCATGATGACGAACTCCTCACAGACCTGCCTGGCCATGGGGAATTTTTCTGGTGAGTATGGATTCACGGCCACCTCACGCAGCAGCATAGAGCAATTTCATCTGCCCTTTTACCGGGAATGCCGACATGCAACGCGCTTCGAAATCACGATAATCAGAGCACCCATTGGCAATGCTGGTAACGGCAATGATCTGTCGCTCAACCAATGTCAGCGCGTCAGGTTTAAGGTGCTGATGGATTTTGTCTCCCGCAGCCAGCCGTCTTTTAACCTCTGCATATACTTCTGGTGGTAATACCGGGCCATATACCCACTTGGCACTGATCATCGCAAATAGTGCGGGGCGACGACCTGGTCGATGACGGGGCAGCCCTGACATTTTGAACATCGCAGAATAAAACGGATCGCTAAACCTCTTTTCCCATGGCTGAGATTTATCCAGAAGGAAAATAGCCTTTATTCTTTCATCGTCGATATGATAAACGGAACCCTGAATGATTGCGTCAATTTGCTCATCACACCAGATCTCAAAATCTACAGAAAGCCATCGAGCAAATCTGACCGCCAGTTTTGGGTGAAGCCATGTTCCGCCGCCACGGTCTTTGCGAGCGCGGCTGGTTTTTACATATGTGATATTCCCATATCTACTCTTTAACGCCTCGATGTAACGGACAGTCTCAGGAAGCCTAAGCCACTGAGCCGGCTCCTTGTTGAACTTGTCAGCTGCCGCAGTCGCGTCAAACCAGCCATCGTCAGAAAAACGCATGGGATGGCCTTCGAAATCAATCGGGATGATATTGGACATCGTATTTACCTTTTTGGTGATATGAGCCAGTTCTCGCAGACATGGACAGCCCAAGAGCGGCACGATGTAAGCCACCGTCCTGTCTCTGTCTCATACCCCGAAAAGCTCTTGGTTGATATGCGCACGAGAATGCGCGGTTTACTGCGGACATAAAAAAGCCCGACCGAAGTCAGGCTCTGTTATTTGGGTAACGAATCATTTAAGACACTGCTCTTTGATGTAGTCCTGCATGCCGCGAATCATCTTGTCAGCGGTTGCGATTCCGTCCCGGTGATCGAAATAATTCCGTCGAGCGTCCGGAGTAAGTTCGGGGGCTCCTGCATCATCCACGCCGGTGGAGGAGGTGGCTTTTGGCACTCCAGGGCAGGTTGCGGCGATGCGCAGCCGTTTAGCGCCAGAATCGACATCCCGACGCAAATCGTTAATGGTCTTTTTCGCATCGGACAATTCCTTCGTGTATTTGGCATCGAGCGCAGCGACATCTCTCTGGCGGGTCTGCATGTCAGCGATAGTGTCATTTGCCAGGCTGAGTTGCTCAGTCACTTTGTCCCGCTGCCTTTTGAACTCGGTGGCGTTGTCGTGGTAGTGGCTGGCCAGCCAGCCGAGGCTGACTATCAGGCAGATCACAATGGCGCTGATAATGGCTGCTAATCGGCTCATTTTTGACTCCAGAGACAAACTTCGCGCTCAATCTCGCGGCGAGTTACTAGGCCTTTCCACTGCTTACCCTTGGCATAAGTCCAGCGGCGCAACTGGTCACACGCCCCCTTCTGGTCGCCCTGGTTGATTTTGCGCAGCAGTGTGGAGGTCTGGAAGTTGCCAGCGCCGACGTTATACGCGAATGAGTACAGAGCCCCGCGCATTGTTTCGGGGATCGGCTTTTGGATGTATGGGTCAATCTGGCGAGCGACGGTGTTCAGGTCTTTACTGAGAAGGGCACGGCATTCAGCCTCGGTGTACTTCTTGCCGAGCATGATGTCTTTGCCAGTATGGCCATAGCAGACAGTCCAGACGCCTACCACATCCTGATAAGGGTTGTATCGCACACCTTCAAGACCATCGTTCCCGGTTGGGCCGGTGATGAGCGCAGAAGCAATGGCTATGGCGCCACCGCCGACGGCAGCGATAACGCTATTCCTCAGTTTTGGTGTCATAGCCATTGAGCCGATCCTCGCGTTCTTTCCGCCTGTAGTACCAGTTCACCCCACAGGTGGTAATGGTGCAGGCGATACCGACAATAATTGCCCAGTCACTCAGGGTCATCCCCGCTATTTTGTCGGCCAAAATCCATACCTCTGCCTTAACTGCCCCGGCATACGCCTTTGCTGAGACACCGCAGCCCGTCAGTGCGGTCCCGGTGCCGTATGAAAGTCTGCTGTAAATGGTGCTCATTTTTGTCATAACCTCACCTCCGTTGATGACGGATGGCGCTGTGCGTAAAGGGGAAAAGAGGCCCAGACCCTGCGGGCTGATTTATCAACAAAGCACGTCGGGGATGATTCCCGAGGATCTGGGCATGCTCAATAAAAAACCCGCTCAAGGCGGGAAGAAATACCAAGGGTAAAAAGTGACGGCGGTAGCCGTAATGGTCCCAAGGTAGAGGGATTGGATGTGGTGGCCGGTGTCGAACTCCGGCGTGACGGGATTTTCAGTTCAAGGCTTGCAGCGACCGCCTTATACACTACCTCGCCATCGGTTGCTTACTTGCGCATCGACCTACGCATTCACCACAACGGAAAGAGCACTGGCTAACCAGGCGCGCCGACTCTTCACGATTATCGGCTCAATGCTCTAACCTGTTGCGTGCCGGGATTCCACCGACTCCCATCTGTTTTTTAAGTCGCTCAGATATCGTCTGGACTGCTGTTACCCACCAATGAGAGCACTGTCGCATTTGCGCACAAAGACTTTCGCCTTACTCCGTCGGTTCTTTCCCGTTACACCCAGTACTCTCATTGTTAGGTACTCCGTTTCGTGGAGCTGACGGCCAGGCGATCAATCTGGCACCTATCAGGACTTATTTAAGCGTTAGTGCTCATGCCCGTGTATCGTAGTTGCCGTCATGTGGCGACTTTTTAACCTGTCTGATATTGTTGATTTGCGAAGACCACAATACAGACAAGGAAACCTACTAATGAGCAAGGTTAAATTTAAATGCCCTGGCTGCGGACATGACCTCGTTGTACGCAGTGGAATCGAAATCCATAACATGGACGATATTGAAGGAGCCGTCTGCAGCAATTGCGACCGGACCATTCACAAGAATGATCTCGTTAGTCAGTCGAGAAAGTATGCAGAGAACCTCGTCCGTGACATGCTCGGGAAGCACTTCAAGTAACGCCGACATCTTACTTTCAATCCTGCTGGTATCTGCGGTAATTGATGCCAGCATTTTTGCTTTCTTCATTGCAAATACCTCAGGCTGATAATTCAAAATGGTTGCGTTATTCAATCTGGTTCAGGGCTCTGCGCGGAAGGGCTTTAACGTGTCGTGCAGCACGTCTCTACCCAAGAGCCCTGACCGGAGTGCAGAAATGACAAAGCCCAAGGGGGTTAGCCTTGGGCCTTTAATTTATTTCATGCTGCTCAGTTCGCTTTAACGTCCCGAGCCTATCACAATTCAAGCAGTTTCTGGCTCACTTTGCAAGTAAAATCTGTCGCCATTTGTGCCGAATGCGTCACACATTGGTGCGTACAGCATCGATTCTGCCAAACTAAGCCACGTATCAACTCTGCGTCTACAGGTCATAAAGCACCAGTCGGGATGCTTTTCATATAGCTCTTCCGCTATGCGGCGTTTGCTCTTCCGTAACCGGTAATGCTCCACCAGCAGGTGATACAACTCTTTGTGACCACCCGTAATAAGGACTGCCCCCAGTACCTTATCAATCAGCAGTCCTTCATCGTCTGTACAGAAGGCCAGGCCGCTTTTGTTTTTCCCCGCGAGTATTTCACGAAAAAACGCCTCAAGCTCTGGCTTCGAGATGCCAGACTTCTTCATCCTGCGTAATGCTTCGTTGATGGCTGTTTTAGTGACTTTTCCGGAAGCCAGTAACTGGTTAAACATATTGCCGCCACTACCGCCGCCGATGTAAGACCAGCGGCCCCACATGCGCAGCTTCCCTTGAATCCAGATGGCCTCCAGCGTTTTCAGCCTGACCATTTCACCAGCTTTTCCAACCTCGGACGGGTTAATCATTATGCGTTCTCCACTATGCCAGCACGCCAATTGCCAGCGAACGATCCAGAAATCGAAACAGCAGCTCCAGCTGTGAGCCGTGCTTCTCCTCAAATGCCACGGTATCAGCGTGCAACTCGTCGTGATGCGCTCTGCAAAGCGGCAACACAAACAGGTCGTGCGCTTTCGTTCCCATCCCACCTTGTCCGTGGCCTATCAGGTGATGGGGATCATCTGCTTGCTTGTTACAGCAGACACACGACTGAGACTTAACCCAGCGCGTCCAGCTCTCGTTTACCCAGCGGCGGCGCTTTGGTCGCAGCATGAAAGATTCCGGCGTTTCAGGATCAACGCGAAGACCGAGAATCTTTTTCTGCACTACTTCGCTCGCCGCTGGCTCCGGCACAATATCGCTCTCCTTCATCACTGGTTGATGCTTTATTTCCGGCAATCGCAGGGCTTTACGGGCCAGCGATTCAGGGATTACGTGCGCCAGATTGTTTATAACCAGCCACCAGCACAACTCCGGGATCGTCAGTTGATGGTCTTCGTTGAACCCCAGCTGTGAGCGGATGACCGTTATCAGCCAGGATACCAGGTTCCCACGCGCAATGCCTGCCAGCGTCTCTGTGTACTGATCACGCAGCAGATTATCGCAGGCCCAGCAAAGGCGGATGCTGCCAGGCTCATGCCGGAACAGCGTAAAATTTTCGCTGTGCCATGAGCCATGGGGATACTGGCATTCAAAATGACGCTCCAGCTCGGCCTCCAGCGAGCTGATACCACCCGCGCGCAGAATGACGTCTTTGTTTTCGAATACTGGCTTCAAAACCGGGTCTTCTGCCAGTGGCTGCGTGGCGGGAGGGATGGCGCCGGTTGCGTAGTCGCTGTATTTTTCCGGTGCAGGCTCAATCAGTACCCGTCCTCTCCTGAACATCGGCATGAGATCAGCACCTGGGCGAAGAAGAACAACGCCCATGAGTGGGGCAATCTCAGGGGTTAGTAGTGCTCTCATATCATCTCCACGTCAGGCAACTGCACGAAAACGTCGGATGGTGATTTCTACTTTCCCTTTCTTCACGATGTTCCCCCACTCCACCAGCATGCGCTTAACCTGACTGTCGTCTTCCCAGACGCCTGTTAGAGTCAGGGCATCGAACAGCGCTTTGTTGTAGTTATCGATATCCCGACGGCGCTGATCCGGCGGATACAACACTATGTGAACCTCAGCCAGATCAGAGGATGGCCGGGGAACGGCCCGCAGTTGCTCAATAATCGCCGCTCTCGCTGCCTGCTGGAACTTGCGCCCTGTCTCGCTTACCAGATGCCTGCCTTTCAGCGGTCCCTTGCTCGGGGCGCGCCAGTAACTATTTACGCTCGGTGGAAATGGTAAAGTCAGTTTCATTTAGCCCCCTTAAAGGATCGCGACAACGTCTTTTGCGACTTCCCGCGTACTGCTTTTGCAGGAGATCGAACGGCGCGCTTTGATGAATTGCAGGTTAAAACCATGCTCCCGGTACAGGTCGAGAACCTTCGGTGCAGATGAGTTAGAAATCACTACCCGAGCTCCACGGTGAAAGGCTGATACACATTGCTTCGCCAGGTCTACCTGGTTCTCCCAGTTAAACCCACCAGCGGCGTAGGCAGTGAATCCGGCTGTTCCCGGCATCGGTTCGTAAGGCGGATCGCAGTAAACCACATCCCCTTTCCCGGCCAGGCTGATAGTTCGGCGGTAGTCAGCGGTCATGAATACGCATTTATGCGCCATAGCCGCGAAGGCTTTCATCTCATCCATCGGGTAATACGGAGCCTTGTAGCCTCCCCAGCCCACATTGAACTTGTTCGCCTGGTTGTAGCGCATCAGGCCATTGAAGCAATGCCGGTTGAGATACAGGAATGCAGCTGCGCGTTCTGTAGCATCCAGCGTCTGAGCGTTGAACTCGGAACGGATCAGCTCATAGCCATCTGGTGACCGCATGTGCTCAAACATCCAGCGGGCCTTTAATTCCACTTCATCCGGCACCACCGCTAACATCTGATACAGATTAATCAGGTCCGGGTTAACGTCCGCCAGCAGGTAATCTGCGTGCTTTTCGCTGTTCAGGAATACCGACCCACCACCAACGAATGGCTCTATCAGGCGTTTCCCTGCCGGGATATGCACGAACAGGTCAGCCAACTGGGTATACTTTCCACCAGCCCATTTGAGAAATGGCTTGCTCATGTGCGGAACCCCGAGTTTTCTGGCAATGAGTAATCAACCCCGTCGAAGCTGGCTCGCGAAATGGACGACTCCTGGCGGGAGCTATTGAGTGGAGCAGATAGTTTTAACGACAGCTCATCCCATTTTTCCCGAAGCTTCGACGGGCTGAGTACGTTTTTACACCAGAACGAATCTTTGTTGGCGCGCTTGAACAGTGAGCAAATTTGCTTATGGGTTCTCCCGTCCTGCATCACCATCAGGCGAACCTCATTCGCCCATGCGGTCCAGTTTGGTTCTTTAGGGCGAACTACCTCACCATCACTTTCAGCCGCCAGTTCGTACATGCTGATAATTTTTCCCCAAATGAACTCGGCGCAGGTTAAATCGTCCTGGCTGCCCCACTGCCGCTTTGCAGCGCTGTACACCACCGCCTCAGGATGTCGTGACAGAAATTCATCAGCAGAGCCCTGTTCGTCCGGTTGCGAAGCGTCCGGACAAGAAGGATTTATATCTGATGGATCAGTAGTTGATTTTACTGACGGATCCCCACCAGATTCTGACGGGTCAAAACCGGTTTTTTTGATGGATTCCGACGCATCAAAATTTGATGGGTCAATTTTTGACGCATCAGATTTTGACGCGTCAGATTTTGATGTGTCAGAAACTGACAGGTGAGAAAATGCCGCTTTCTGTAGTTTGGAAACGTTGAGCTGGTAGACGTTCGATGCATTACGGTTGCCGTTGCGGCGCTGTGTGCGAGTGAGCCACCCCTCTTTCTCAAGTGCAGCTATCGCCGTTCTGACAGTACTTTCACCAGCGCCAATCTGACGGGATATGGTCGCAATAGAAGGCCAGCAAACACCCTCATCGTTGCTGAAGTCAGCCAGGCGCGCCATGATTGCCACGCTGGATAGCTTCATCCCTGAAGATGCACAAGCGTCCCAGACGTATCCTGTTAATTTAGTGCTCATGATCGTCCTTTATTTCTCTGAATTTACGTCTGAATTGCTCGAGGGGGCTAAAGCATTCATGCTCGTACCCTTCACGCAGGTATATAACGCGCTGTGTCTGGGGCTCCCAGCGTATGACCCTGACCGGGACACCGTAGTGATCTCTGAACCATCGGTTGAGCTCTCGCATACTTTCTCCGCCTGGCCGTTAAAGTCCCCTACCACCCACTGAGCAAACTGGTAGCAGACAGGCTCGAACCCGCCTGGTACTCTTACCCCATACACGAACTGCACCGGTCCTGCTCCACCAGGAACTGGCCGCGCTACAAGTTGCGACCTGCGGTATTGTGTTGATAAACTGTTCATGCGTTAGTAATCTCCACTGATAACGACTCGCCACGACGCCAGGAGCTGCAACTCGCTGGCGTCACTTCTTTTTGCGTGCAAACAACGTGATAATTGCCGCGATCTCTTCTTCACGCGCAGCCAGGTGGCGGCGGTGATGCACCATGATTTCTTCAGCTTCATGTCTTTCGATTACCCCATCCTCAAGTGCCTGTTCGATAATCTGATCAACCTGTCCCCTGGCGGCAGAGGTACGCATTGCCCGGCTGAACAAGTCCACGCGATCGAGTTCTTCCAGGTGCGGAACATCCACCAGCAGAGCACCACGGCGGCGAGCGAAGTAGTCAGCCAGTAACGACGTGTTGGAAATGTCTTCCATCGCTTCCAACTCGCTGACTTCGAAGAAACGACAGCCGTTTTTTTCGTAGAGGTTGTTGTTGAACTGCGTGACGGTCATACCCAAGGCGCCAGCCATTGCTTCGCGGCCGCCCGGATATGCTTTGCACATCGCTTTGACGGCTTCTTTGAGGTTTGGCTCTACCATATTGATTTTCCTTTTGTAGTTACTTTCAAGCGGCTTAATCTGTAGCCTTTTGGTAAAGGCTGGCGTCGTACTTAAGCTTGCCATTTGTGATTCGTTCAATGACAAATGCCTGTTTTTGAGGGATTACATTCCCCCATTGACACACCGCGCTATGGGTAACCCCTAACGCAATGGCTGTTTTAGAAATGCCGCCGTAGTATTCGACGACTTGATTTTTTAACATGCCCCACCTCCTTAAAGTTAGCATTCTTACATCGTATATGGACAGCATGCTTACGTCAATTGAATGTAAGATTACTAACGTGCAATCCGAGGAGAATTTATGGATACCGTTGGAAGCAGGCTGAGATTTAGGCGAAAGCAAAAGAAGCTTACGCAGCGAGATATTGCTGAGTGGGCTGGCGTCAGTGCATCTGCAGTCACCCAATGGGAAAGTGATGTAACAAAATTATCTGGTGAAAACCTGATATTGGTATGTAAATGCCTTCAATGTTCGCCAGAGTGGTTGGTTTTCGGTAATGGCGATATTGAGAATGGCATTAATATCAATCTCATCGCCACCAGAGAGGTCCCGGTTATCTCATGGGTTCAGGCTGGAAACTGGACGGAAGTCATTGGAAATCCAGGGAATGAATTAGTTAAAACAACTCGTAAACTTTCAGATTCGGCATTTGCTCTCAGAGTAAAAGGGCATTCAATGACATCGAATCATGAGCTTAGTATCCCGGATGGATCGATTGTAATCGTAGAGCCAGAATACGGGTTTGTTGACGATGCAAATGGTAAAATCGTGGTTGCGCAAACAGTTGCGGGTGGCGAGGCGACTTTGAAAAAGTTAGCTATAGACCCGCCATATTCCTACCTAATCCCATTAAATCCATCGTTTAAACCAATTGAGGTTACCCAAGATACAAACCTGATCGGCATTGTTAAGCAAATCATTATAGACCTCTAACATTTCCCTCAAACCGAAGCCCGCAACCAGCGGGTTTTTTTTCGCCCCGCCACCATAAGTAAGAATACTTACAAACAAACCTTGACTATAAATGTAAGATGTCTAATATTATCCATCATTGGATACCAACACTCCCGAGATGAAGCGTTGGATTGCCAAGATGATTTGCAGAAAAAAGCGCCCAGTGGACGCTTAGCTCTTTAAAAATCCGGATATCAACCATAACAAATTACTTCGGTTTTGGCTGAGGCGCAGGAGGCCTAGGGAAGGTGCGAACAAGTTCCTGATATGAGATCATCATATTCATCCGGAGCGCATCCCAGAGGGACATCATGAGCCAT